CAATGTTGCTTGATGTGGTTGAAATATAGTTTGTGCTTCGGCTATCACCTTCTACATTCAGTTCAACTAGTGGTGCATTCCTATTGATGCCGATTTTACCAGTGTTTACATCTAGATAAAGTAATTGTGTTTGGTCAAGAGTATTCCTAAACGCAAGGTCAATGCCATTACGCTCTAAATTTGCTGTTAATAAAGGACCGGATATTCTACCTACTTGTGCCAATTTTATTCTCCTGACACAGTATTTATTGCTTTATTTGTCGAAGTTGTGTAGTACTGTGATTGGTTTATCAAGATCAGGTGCTGAAGTAAACTGTAAATACCATCCTGGTAAATATGGACCTGTTGAAGAACCAGCTCTAAATATTTCACCACTGTTTGGAACATAGTTTGCAGTGTTTCCTCCGCTAGTGTCAACACCTACTTCTATCTGGTTAGGTGCAGGAATACTTACGATAGTATGACTACCTGGTGAACTAGAATCATCTGTATTAAGATTTTCTAAAGCATCATCGATTGTGCTTTCCACCTCAGTTACATAAATTAAATCGTCGGTTGTATAACCGTGATTCGTTGCTGTTTGGATTACAGTTGTTGTACCTGTGCTGATTACAGAAGATATTGTGTTTTGATTTCCAGGATTTTGTACAAGAGAATAGTTTGTTCCGGAAATTTGAAATACGTTTTCCACAAACACTAGGATATTTTCTGCAGAAGTTGGAACTGGATAAAAAGGATCTCCGCTTGCTAGCGGACCAAAAATAGTTTCGTTAGCATCACCGCTGCCTAAGTTTTGCTGTGTAATTGGGGCACTAGTTGAAGGGGCGGCAATTCTTACACCGTACCAAGCACCTGCTTCGTAGATTTCAAATCTATTGTCAGTAGTATTGTATCTAAGATGTCCGTTGTTAGGAGATGAAGGTCTTTGTGCTGTGGTACCTTTTGGAACCAGCATAACATTTGTACTGTCAACAATTATTTGATCATTGACATCATACTTTACGCCTTTACCGTAAATGTTTCTTAGATTTGTATTTTGAGCTTTTAATAATCTCATTAGACTTCCAAATAACTAACAGTTGTCGCTAAATCAGAGTTACCAACAAAAGATAGCATATCTCCTGCTTCAAGAATCACTTTTTCACTATCAAATGTAAAAGTCTCTCCAGCAGGTAAATCTAAATTATTAACAACTCTAGTAACATTATCATCTAATGTACCCGGTGTTCCGCCTGTATTAGCAATCAAATGTATGTCAAAAGCCTGTGATCCGCTGCTACTATTATTACAAACTAATATATTAGTAATTGCATATCTTTTACCTGAAGGCACTACTACAACATTGTCTTGACTTCCTGTTAATCTTTTGTTTACTATTGCCATTTCTTTTCCTTAAAAAATCATTCCATACAGCAATGATCTATTATTACTTATTATTTCGTCTCTGGTATTGCTACTATTTACAAAAAATAATCCTGTGCCGCCAGTGTCTTCGGCTTTTGCATAAATTTTTAATCCATCAGTTGGAGCATTAGGGTTTATTAATACATCATCAACTCCTGGAGTTGTTGTTATAAGCAAATTGTCATTTATTTTTATACTACCTGTTCCAGGAGCTTCTAATACTAAATCTTCATTACTTGCTATAGAGCTTATCCTGCTACCGTCTATTCTAATAGTTTGCACATCAAATCTATTATCATAGAAAGTACCAACAACTTGTCCGTCAACACCAATTTTTACAACACTTTGATCCCCAGTTACTTCAAAATCTCTAGTTTCAACAAATGTTTTACTGCTAGTTCCTTCTTCAATACGATCTTGTAGTGTAGTTGCAGTAGCATATGCCACATAATCAACTAGAGCTTTTGTGTTTGGAATATTGTCGTCGTCTACAACAACTCCGCCGCCACTGTCTGTGATGTTTCCGCCACTGTATGTAAAAATTCCTTCTTCGTAATCTGTGCTGTTTGTAACACTGATTACATTATTACCGGTATCAATGAACAAACTGCTATTTGATTTTATTCCGTCTACAACTAGTGTTGTTTTATCTCCAGAACCTGTAAAAAATTTAAAACCACCGGTTCCTGTATCTCCACCAATTTCCCAACTAACACTGTCGTCAAACACAAATAGTGCATTAGCTTCTGAACCTCTGTCAATTTCAATACCTGATTGATAGTTTTTTGAAGCACTAATTCCTGAACCTAATTGTCCGTTGTTTAGTGTAAGTATGTTGTCATTGATAAGTGTATCATTTGATTCAACTGTAGTAGTTGTACCTTCAACTTCTAAACTACCTCTTACAACTACAGTTCCTGCAGGTAAGCCGCTGACTGTTGCTCCTCGAGCTGTGTCAAGAATTATTTCTCCACCCGATTCAACTTTTACTGTATAGTTTCCGTTTTCAACACTTAGTACTTTTGACATCTACATATTCCTAAATTAGTGTAGGAGCATTACACTCCTACACTTTTAATATTTACTGCTTAGGTAAGTTAACACTTAGTACTGCGTTAGGTACTGAAGCATTTTCGCCGTCGCTGTTATCAATACCAATACCGTAAATTACATTATCAGCATTAGCAACAGTTGCGCCACCTGCAGAACCTTCAATTTGTACAGTTCTGTTTCTTAATTTAGAAACTTGATATACAGTTGAGTCTGAACCAGTTGCATCAATTCTAAATGAAGCAGTTGGCATACTTGAATTACTTGCTGTAGTTAGTGTGCAAATTGTGTCACTTGCTGCAGAGCCAGGTGCTGGTGCAAAAGTTCCTGTTGCCTCAGAGTCAAGTCTGATCATAAACTTAGCATCTCCAACTTGTTTTACAATATGTGCAGCTGTTGTTGCTTCTGAACCGGACAAATTATGTCTGCTTACTTTGATACGACCTGTGCCGTATCCAATTTTATCTTTGTTAATAGGTCTTCCCATTTGTTTTCTCCTTTATAAGAGCCTGATACACGTTCTAGGTGCTACGCTGTTGGTTTCAGCATAAGTCCGCCTTGCGGCACACTATCTGACATATGTATTTATCAATAAGTTTAATTTAATTTTTGTAATGGACTTTTATTTGTTTACTAAAAGTGTCGTGATCACTCTGACTGTATTGTGTTAAACTATAGTTATGTGGTAAATCTTTGATAGGTAATCCTATACCCAACAATAAATTTACTCTGTTATCTTTGTTTATATCAAAAGAGTTTTGCAAAAATTCATTTAATCCTTCGCCATCAAAACATTTACAAAATCCAGTCTTATATCCATAAGAATTAGCAGCTAGTGCCGCTGCACCTGAAGAAATTCCTATACCTAAATTAACATCATCCATAAAAACATCAAACGGTGTGTTTTTATTCCAGGCTTTGTATTTTGTTAACCATATAAAAAGCACTTGAGATGCTACTTGAGGATTAGGATAAATGTTTTTTTCAATATTTTTTAAATGCGTAGAGTCTTGTGTATTGTAGCAATATTTAAATATTTCTTTATTATATTCTATGTCTTTGCTTACAATTAAATCATATGTCGGTATGTTTTGTTTTGTTGGCATTGTGGTGCAAATTTCAACTAAATCATTTATATCTTGTTCTTTAACAACAAGTGTTTCGTCCCAGTTTCTTTGACAATGTTCTGCACTATGAGCTGATTTGATTAAGTTTAACATACTATATTTATTAATGATTGTTTAGCCACAAAAAAAGGGCGACATAAATGCCGCCCTTTCTAGTTTTATAATTGCTAATCTTAGCTGAAGCTTAGGTTTGCAGCTGTTACTTCTACTTTTTCTAAGTAGTCAGCAGCATTACCAAGCGATGAAGCTGTGTTTGAAAGCTCAACATAACCATAACGTGTCATAAATGATACGACTGGTTCGAATGTTGATGGATCCAGCACAACACCACTGCTCATTAATGGAATGTATGGGCAGTAGAATGCAGCAGCATCTGATTCGCTTGAACCTTTGTAGCCAACTAGTACATCATCATCAGCAGCATATGTGTTAACATATACTCTCATTGCGTTGTTAAGTGTACCAACAAACTTAGTGTTTGTAGGTGCTTCAAACGCACCTTCAGTTGTTCTTGCGAACGCTGAAGTTGTTGCTGATTGTAGTACAGTTAAGATTGCAGGAGATACAACAGCCCAGTTACCTGCGCCTCTTCTTGTTCTCTGTGCAATTCTGTTTGCAGCTCTGTTAACTAGAACAGCTAATGCAGCGTGTTCGTCACCAACAAATGTTGCAGTACCACTTACAGCAGCCTGATTAAATGTATCAGTTCCTGTTCCTGCTAGTGTAGATAATGAACCTAGGATCTCTTGATCAATTTCAGCAGTAATTTCTTGTGCTAAAGCAGCCATAATTTCTGCTTCAACATCGATACCATGCTGTGATTGAGCGTCCTGAGCAGATTCAAAAGTCCAGCGAGCTGATAGCTTTCTGGTCTTTGCTTCTACAGTTTGCTTTAAGATTTGGATGCTTAGTCTGTTACCAGCTGCACCTTCAAGCGCCGCTGTTGAATCTGCTTTTGCAGTCGTAGCGTTACCTGAATATGCTTCAGCAATCTTAAATGGTGAAAGTGCTTCTTCACCAGCTACAGCACCGGCTGCGCCTGAGCCTGCTGTGTCTGAGTAGCGTACTCTCAATGTGTGGATTTGACCCACTGGACCTGTCATAGGCTGTACACCAACGATCTCGTTTGCGATCACTGTTGGCATTACACGTCTAATAACGGGTAGGATAACTCTGTTAAGAGTTGCAACATTACCGGCAGAAGTTGCACCAGCTGTAGCAGTCTCTGCCAAATACGATCTTGTATTTTCTAGAGTGGTTGCCATCACCTGTTTCTTTGTGCCTGAAAGGCCTTCAAGAAGTGCAGTTTTTGTATCCTGCCAGCGACTTTCTAATAGTTCTGACATTT